CAACCTTGAACTGGAACTGACGACCGGCGTAGCTGCCGTTGTACATCGGGAACCACTCGCCAAAATCAATGTCAGATTCCAGCTCAAAGCGGTCGCTGTCCTCCAGCAGCAGTTTGTCGCCGTCCTCCAGCAGCATGAAGGTATCGACGGTGGCCACGTCGCTGGAACGGAAGTAGACATCGGCACTGGTGTCATCAGCCAAGGCGCCATCGAAATCGCTCCAGCGGTCGATCAGTTCTGTGCGGCTATCAATCGTGTCGGCTGGGTACAGGCCGCGAGTGGTGAGCGTGCGGCGGAAATCAACGGTGAACTTTGCGCCAAGGTCAACGATGTTGGTGAAGTAATAGCGCCCGCCAAGACGTTGCTCACCGCTGAAGTCCATCGAACCGATGGCGTCAAAATCCAGCACCTCATCGATGGTTTGCGTACCGTCAATCACTACGGCGTCATATTCGTCCGAGTAGAAAGCACCATCAAATTGCCCTTGGTATGGCGGGCTGGTGGTGTCTTCACGGACGGTAGTAATACTCAGTGGCGGAATGGCGTCGGGCTGGTCAAAGACAACGCTGGTAGCGTTCTGACTCCGCAAACCAGCCGGATCTTGAAACTTGAGCAGATATTCACCATCAATCTTCGGAAGTAGGGCATAGGTGGTTTCAGCGCCAACGCGGTCCGTCAGCAGGGTGGAGTCTTGCCATTCGCCGGTGCCATCGGTCTTAGTGCTATGGCGGATGATTGCGGTGAGGAAGCCGGGTGCTGCAATCGGACGCGACCAACGCAGCATCACCTGATTGTTGGCGATCTGCTCAATCGTGACGTTCTCAGGATCAATCGGTAGTTGCTGAACAGAACCTGTCGGGTTGGCCGTTGATGCAAACGATGGAACCGTAAAAGTTGCTGAAACCGCTGGTGCGCTCTTGTTAAATCCCAATCCGTATGCCGTGACGGAAACCAGCAGCTGGAAACTTTCGGGCAGGCCGATTATTTCGATGTTCGGGTTGTTGGTGCGAACTGTGCGGCTGTTGCCCTGCGCGGTGTTGTAAGTAACGTCATAGCCGAAGGTGGCGCCACCAGCGCCTTTTGCCCAAGAGATGTTGACCTGCGTAGTCAGCACCGTGCCGTCGCGCACCTGACCGGCGTTAAAGGCGATGTTTCTGACTGACGGCGGTGCGGAATCAAACGTGGTGATGTCCGGGAACTGCAGGTTCTGACCGTTATCAACCGAGGCGTAGATGCTGTCGTTATGCACCAAGCCGGTGATTGCGTAGGTGCCGTCGCCGTTGTCTGATGCGCTGATGCAACGGAACTTTTGATTGGCGACGCCGCTGGTGGTAATTGACCAAATCGACTGCGCGTTGGGTGCAGCGGTGAAGGAACTGCTGACGTTGATGGTGCTGCCTGAAACGCTGCTGATGTTGCGGGTTTCAACCGTGCCATTGGGCAGCAGGCAGGTCAGTTGTGGGTTGGAGCCAGACGGAAGGGTGATCGACTGGTCAGCAACGATGGCGCTAGTGGTGGAGGAGGAGACGCGACCGGAGATGCGGGTGCCTTGGCGGAGTGAATCGGCAACGGCAAAGATCTGACCCGGCAGCACCACGGCACCCTGTAGGCCAGTGCTGAACGAGATCACTTCATCGTCGAGCGCCTCGGTTTTGAGTGTCCACAGGCCGACCCGCTGCGCCTGCCACTTGGAAGTGCAGCCAAAACCGATCAGTTCTTTGACGATGTAGCCGTACTTAGCGATGAGCGCGGCGTCTTCAACGACAACAACGTTCGGGCGGTAGAAGTTTTCCGGGTCGTTGTAGCGAACATGCACGCTGGTGCTACGGGTCTTAAGCGAGCTGCCGGAATACTCAAACACACCACCGACGACGTTGGCATTGGTGTAGATGTGCGAGGCCGCAAGTGCCGTGCCGTCGAGGTTGCCGTGATCGGCTGCGACTTGGATGACGTTGTTCGACCAGAACAGGATGCCTCGGAATACCGAAGCCATGTCCATCAGGACGTTGTACGCCTCGGCGCGATCACCGATAACTACGTTGCAAGAGAAGCGCGGTTCCCTGGTGCCGTCTGGGTTGATGACCTGCTGGTTTGCGTATTTGGCGATTGGGTACAGGTCGATCCAGCTCAGGTTGGCCGAGGTGATGAACTGACCAGCGCCATAGCGGCGATTGGTGAGCAGGTCGTAGAAACAGCAAACTGGGCAGCTCGTCCACTTTTCAGCGGTCTGAACGGCACCGTTGAAGCTGGAATCATTGAAGGCGAGGCTGCCATCACCCAGAACGGTCGCGCCAGTTGGGATCTGAACCAGACGGCCACGGATCAGATAGGCACGCGAAGGCAGGCTGTTGAACGCCTTGGTTGAGATTGCCAGCTCGTTTAGCGCCGAATAGTTGTAGTTGACGTTTTGCGAGATCGTTTCGGTGTAAGACGACCAGATGATTTGGTTGCCTCGGTTGCTGGCAATCGGTGTGTTCTGCGGTGTGTCTTGGAAGCTGGTGTATTTGATCTCAAAGTGGCCTTCACCCAGATCTACCTTTTGAACTTTGATGTTCCAAGGACCGGCGCCAAATGTTCTGAGGTTGATGATGCCGGTGCTGTACTGGTAGTTGTTGGTGGAAACGCCGGTGATAGTTTTGTTGGAGGCGAGCTGGAAGCCGGTGCCGCTGCCTTTGGCCTGCACGTAAATCAGGATCTGAAGCGTGCCACCGAATAGCTGGCCTTTGGCGAGGCTTTCCTGCGCGACGGAATAGAGCTTGGGAATCGTGAACAGCAGCTCTACGTTGTTGACCGTTGGATCAGTAATCTGGCGCGTGACACTGCCGCTGCCGTATTTGCGGTTGACAACTTCGTTATTGCTGTTCAGGTCTTCGCTGTAGTTTTCGCCAATCTCTTGGTTGACTTCAACAATTTGTGAAGTGCCGTCGTTAAACCAGTACGTTGCACCCTGACGTGCCGCACCAACATAAGAGGCCGACGAAATATCTTCGGGCTTGAAGTTATAGGTGCCGTCGCTGTTCTGAATTGGCGTTTCGTTGAGGTATGTACCCTGCAGGCCGTTAATGACGCCACCAATCGGACCTTCACAGAGAAGATCCAGCACCTTGATTGTTGTGACGGAATTAAGTGCCATGTCAGTAGAGCTGGTAGCCGACGCTATTTAGGCGAAGGTAGATCGGGTTAGAGCCGGTGGAGCCATTGGCCACAGTTTCCGCCGAGATCACTTCGACCTGAACGCTGACGATGCTTTCGGATTCAATGTCGCCAAGCTCCAAGCGATGCATCCAGCCGAAGAATTGGCCTTCAAAAATCAGACCTTGGATGGTGGCGGAGTCAGCGGCGACAAGGAAGCCGTCATCTAAAACATCGCCTCGATAAACCTTGATCTCGTAGCTGATGTAGCCATCAACGTAAGTTGTACCAGTGCCACCAGCCTGATCGTAGAGACCGTTTTCGAGTGACAGTGCAACGTTGAAATCGGAGTATTGCTCCACGCTGGCCATGTAGCCGCCGTAGACCTGCAGCGATGCATAACGGCGCTCGTTTTGAACGTCGGTGCGGATTAGTTGCGTGCTGTTGGTGACGCCGTATGCGCTAACGGGGCTGAAATATTGCTGTGTGTTGAATTTCGTTTTATAGATGCGACGGGCGATAACACCAGACTTGTCGGAAAAGTCGTCTGTCAATATTTCGTTGCCCAGACGAATCGTGCTGATACCTGGTGCGCGGAGGCTGGTCAGCACCGGATCAGATTCGTCGGCAATTTGGAATTTGGATTTGAGTAGGTGGCTGCCGATCAGCACTTTGCCGTAAGCCAGTGGCACCGTGGCACCAACACCAACTGAGTTTGCGGCGCCCGTGTAGGCGTAGGACTGTTGGCCATCAATGCCCGAGGTGACATTTTCAGGACCGTTGGTGCGGTTGCGGCTGCCCATGCGGGAACCGGCGCCATAGTTCACAGCACCAAAACCGCCAAGTGTTGGAACCTGCGGCTGTGGTGATATGGCTTGTGCAACACCACCGAGGATCAGACTGGCACCAATGCCGCCAAGAATTGGAGCAACGGCCAGTGGAGCTGCCAAACCGAACAAGCCAATCGTTGCACCACCAGTGACAAACGCCAAAGCGACCAGGCCAATACCGGCCAGAATCTGACCGGCGCTTTCACCACTACCACTCACAACCGGAACAATTACAAGTTCGCGCTCACCAAACGGCAGTAAAAGATCCTCGTAAGTGAAATCAACGCCGCCTTGCAATACCTGATACCCAATACCGTTTTCTTCTGATTCCAGCAAAAAGTCCTTGAACTCCGGCATGTTGATGCACAGGAGTTTGATCGCATCAGCGGCGTTACGCAGGTTGTAATAGGTATGCTCGGCGCCAAAACGTTCGCCAAGTTCACCCATCAGGCAGACCCGCTGCATATCGGTAGACCGCCGCGATGCTCCTCACATAGTAACTGCTGAGCCACTCCACAGCACTAAGGCGGCCTCTCATGTGATGCAGGATCCGCCACGGTTCCACGAAAATCGCAGCGTGCATCGGCTCCAGCGTGCCGAGCTTCATGATCGCCACGTCACCAAGGCGGCGCTGTTCGAACGGCACACGCTCAAAGCCCAGTGCCACCGCCTCGCGCAAGTAGATGCTGGGCGTGGTCTGCAGATCCTCAGGACGGTCGAAGTCCTTCAACTCGATGCCCTGCAGCCGGAAGTAGTCGCGCACCATCGTGTAGCAGTCGCGTCCATCGTCATCCCACTCCAGGCCGATCAGGGTTCGATGGTCGACCATTCGTCCGTTGGTAGGGAGTAGATCAGCCACGGCACACCGCTTTGCCTGCAGGCACGCTGATCCAGTTCGCTGGCAGGTCCGCCCTTCGGGTGGCTGTGGACAATCGCAAGGATTTCGCCGTTGACGGACGCCCGATAGTAATCACGCGGGTGCATGACGAAGTGCTTTTCCGGTTCCTCGCAAACATTGCGGCAAGGCCAGTACATCTGACCAGTGGCGGCTTGGATCACCACACCGCAGGCTTCGTAGGGTGCAGCGATTTTGGCGTGGCGCTCGGCCTCAGATCTGGATGCGGGAGCCAGGGTAACCACCATGCGGATAGTCGGAAATGCCTTGGGACTGGAAACGGATCTTGCAGCTATTGAACCGCTTGCCGCAAACATCAGAGGTGCTGACGCCTACAGCATTGTCGTTCACGTCAAAATAGCTGCTGCCGGTGTAGCCGCACTCAGAACCGCGATACACCCACGGGCAGTAGTCCTGTACTTGCCGGCCAGGGAGTTGCAGGTTGGTGAGGTCTAGTTTGCTGACCAGTTCAAATTCGACAAGCTGGATGTTTTCCTTTGATACACGGTCGATGTACCAGACCTGATCCTCGAACTTGGCGGTCGGGTCAGCGGTTGGATTGACGCCACCAGGGAAGTTGATGGCATCGAGGAATTTTTTACAGGTGCGGATACGAGTGACCTTGGCCTGCAGTGGGTTGTAGGCCAGCAGCAACGCCGAGATCGCACCAGTGGCGTTGGCGACGCGCATCGTTGGACGCGGCAACGTACCCTTTGAAGTCAGCTCAAAACCGTCTACCTCAATGGGCGCGGCGCTGTAGGTGATGCCTTGGAACACCACGTTGCCAGTCAGGGCGTTGGTGCCAGCGTGGTAATAGAAGGTGGTGTCAATCCCGTTAACCGCCAGTGTGAGCCGCAGTTGGAACAGCTCGATGATCGCTGATGGATCCAGCTTTTGGATCTCGGTTTGAATTGACGTTGGTGTCGTCATGCTTCAAATACCTGTCGGAAGGTGGCTGTGATGTTGTTGAAGTTGCAGCTCACCTGACTTGTTTGCCATTCACTGCAGATCCATTTACCGGCATAGCCATTCGGGTCGGTCCAATCGAAAGACTCGACTGCACCACGGGCACGTAGGAAGGACAGGATATTATCCCGCTCGGCATCTGTGCGATTGCTAAATTGAAGCGACCAGTTCTTCGGTTGCGTGTTGATGCCAAATGCAACGCGCTGTTCGTAGCCATCGCCAAACTGGATCCGCTGAACGTTTGGCCGTTCCTCAAGGTCAGCCGTAAAACTTGGCGTATAAGTGAAAGTAGCCATCAGGCGAGCAAGCCTCCAGGGCGACGCTGCTTGATCAATTCTGCCTGCACTGCAGCACCAACGGCCTTGCCAAGCTGGCCAGCCTGATTGTTGTTGCCTTGTACGTTTGAGCCGCCTGCATCCACGTTCACCACCACGCTCACACCGCCGCCACCGTTAGTGGCTTGCACACCGAGGCGGCCATCACGGCCGCGACGCAGCGGCATGATCGCCTCAGGTCCGGCCTCACCCATCAGGCCGATGCCCTTGGCGAAGGGGAACATCGTCGGCTTGTCGACGATGCCGCCACGGGCGAACTTCTGGATGCCGTTCTGGGCGAAGACGTTGCCCATTGCATTAACACCGAAGCCGACGGTCTTGCTCAGCGAGCTGGCCACGCCAAGCAATCCACCGCCACCACCGCCTGGAAACAGGCTTTGGAGAGATCGCAGCAGAGGGGCAATGATCAACATTCGAGTAACCATGCGTGTAGTTTCCTCAATGATCGATTGCGCAAATTGCTGGAAGTTGAAAGTGCCGGTGGTGGTTAAAGAGACGATCGCATCTTCCAAACCCTTGAAGGCGGTCTGAGTGACATTGCTCAGGTTGGCGCCCAGTGTTCCGATGCTTTCAATGTAGGAACCGAGGCCAGCGCGGAAGTCCTCCATCGCTGAGGTTGTTTTCGTTACTGATGTGTAAAACAGTTCTCCGCTCATGGCAGCCTCAAAGCCTGCACCCTTTAGCTCCTTGAATTTCTCGATGAGCGCGTTGGTTTCTTGAACTTGCAGTTTCTGAATATCAACCGATCTAGTGCGCTGGATGTTGGCCTCCTGCTCGGTCGGCAACTGCTGGCGCAACTCTTTGGCGGCAGCGGCAATAACAGCTCGGCGCTTCTCTGCATATTCAAGTTGGATCTTGCGCATGGGATCCATTTCCTTTTCAATCTGCAGTTCAGCGCGTGATTGCTGCAGTGCATTGCGGGAATCAATCAGTGCTTCACGCCGACGCTTGGCGTCGTCCTCCGCCTTCTTCTTTCCACCGTCGCCCGTGCGCAAACCGCTCAGGTCCGGCGTGGTGCCGGGTGGAGGCGTTGGGATGTTGGGCATCGTGAGCGCGCCCGAGATGCCGGTGCCGATCTTCTTCATCAGATCATCGATCAACTTGCTGAGGCCAACAGCTAATCCCACACCAACAGCGCCACCAGTGACCAAGCCGACGGCCTTTGCCTGCGCAGGTCCAGGAGTCTGCAGGCCAGCGATCAAGCTAAGCACTGCGGCGCGTGCCGTTTGCACCGCAAGCATTGCTCGCTCAAGCACCAACATGCCGCGCATCACGCCAAGCACACCTCGCAGCGCAGTCGCGAAGGCCGTGATATTGGTTGCAATAAAAACGCCAGCGGTCACACCGCCGAGCACCACCATCGTCTTGATCAATCCAGCCGCCACCTGCTGGAGTCCTGCTGCGCCGCCGATCGCTTTGTAGAACTCGCCCGCAAGATTGCCAACAAAGGTGATCGCCTGCGTGACCACACTGACCAACCCACTCATCACCGGCAGCAACGCTGAACCGATCTGCACGGTTAGCACAGTGGTCTGTGCCTTCATGATCCCGAGCTGGTCGTTGAAAGCATCAGCCTTGTCGGCAAAGTCGGGACCAATGCCGAGACCGAAGCGCTGGATCTCCTTGCTGCCGAGGTTCAGGATTGGGATCAGTTCGGCGCCAGCTTTGCCGAAGATCTTGATCGCCAGTGCTGCCTTCTCCGGTCCATCACGCAACTGAGCAAAGCGATCGGCTACATCAAGGAACACCTTGTCGGCTTTGCGCAGCGTGCCATCGGCCTCAGTGGTGCTAACGCCAACGGTCTTAAACGCAGCAGCCGCTGCCTCCGTACCAGTGGCTGCGGCCACCATGTTCTTGTTTAGGAATGTCAGTCCCTTCGCCACACCCTCGAGGCTGCTGCCCGATAGCTCGGCTGCCACCTTGAACTGCCCCAGTGTCTCCACGCCGACACCAGTACGTTGCGACAGGTCGCGCATATCGTCTGCCAAGTCGATCGCCGACTTCGCCAGCGCAACTACACCGCCAGTCACCGCCACAGCGGCCAAACTCTTGAGGCCGGTGTAGAGCAGGTTGGTCGCCAGGCTGGCGTTTTTGATGCGCCCCTCGAGGCCTTGCATCGAGTTGCCAAGCCGCCGGATATTGTTCTCACCCGCCACGTTGGCGGTGATCTTCAGCATGGCCTCCATGTTCATCGCCATGGCTATGCCCCCTGCTTATTGATCACCGTCATCGCTGCGGCCTCCATCACTTGAAGATCCTCCAGCAGCGCACGCGGTTCCTCTACGTCGTACAGCTTAAACAGCCAACGCACCGCTGCATAGTCCAATCCGATCACGCCACTCATCGTGGTGCGCCATTGCGTCTGAACTCGCAGGAACATCTCGACCACCAGCCAGTTCTCCGGCAGGATCCCGAAGTCTT